ATGGCTTATTATAGCATAGACAAAAGAATGAGAGCAGATGGCACTGTGCGATATCGTTGCTCAGTTAGTATCAAAAAAGACGGTAAAAGAATTTATAACGAAAGCAAAACTTTCACAAAGCAAGCTCATGCTAAAACATGGGGTTCAAAACGTGTCATTGAACTGGAGCAATCAGGGATCCCCAATCCTAACGATGTAAATAAAATCACTGTCGGTGAGCTAATTTATAAATACATCAATGATCCAAACCTAGGTGGTAAAGCTGGTCGCACAAAAATCTATGTTCTAAATATGCTACTTGATTCAGACCTATCAAAATTACTTCTAAACGAACTATCTATTAATCATATCATCGAACATTGTCGATATAGAAATGCTGCTGGCGCCGGGCCATCAACAGTAAATCATGATGTCAGTTATTTGGGGTCTGTACTGCAATCGGCCAAGCCTGTGTATGGAATTGATTATACTAAAAACCCAACGCTTGAAGCTAGGCCGCTACTTAATCAGATGGGGTTAATTGGGAAGTCAAATAGAAGAAGCCGCAGACCTGTTAATGACGAGCTAGAAAGGCTAGAGGAAGAGCTGAAAAAACGAAGTGAACACAGAGCCGCCCACATTCCATATTTAGACATTCTAGAATTTTCAATACTCTCATGCATGCGCATAGGTGAAGTCTGCAAAATAAGATGGGAAGACGTCGATAATGGTACACGTTCCGTTATTGTTAGAAATAGAAAAGATCCCCGTAAAAAAGCTGGTAATCACATGTCTGTTCCATTACTTGGTAACGCATGGGAAATTTTACTTCGACAAAAAAAGAAAGATGATCGAATTTTCCCATACAATTCAAAATCTGTTTCTGCGGGATTTCAACGTGTCAGAAATAAATTAGGAATTGAGGATCTTAGATACCATGATATGAGACGTGAAGGTGCGAGTAGGTTATTTGAGGCAGGGTTTAACATTGCTGAAGTTGCCCAAGTGACAGGGCATAGATCCTTAAATGTTTTATGGCAAGTTTACACAGAGCTTTTCCCTAATACATTGCATGAAAAGTATGAAGAACTTATCAAAAAATAATGTTCAAATGATAAAAACTTAATTTTCACCAAGCAAATATTGCAACTTCCCTCATTACTGTATATAAATACTGTATAAATAAACAGTAAAAAGGAGTTGCAATTATGCCTCGTATCGAAATTCTCTTTGATAAAGAATCAAAGCAAAAACCAAGCGATAAAACTCGTAACGCTCTACAAGAGCAAATCATAAAAAGAATTGGTGACCGATTCGGTCCGCTAAGCTTACGTGTCGCTATGAGTTCGTCACAGTCGCTAACAATCAGCGGGACTAAAACAGATGATGAGAAGGAGGAGATAGGACAACTATTAGAGGAAATTTGGCAGGATGATTCATGGATACCTGCGTGAAATCATGGTACCAATGCGCCTTATGTTATGAGAAGCCACTTTTTAACAGTGGCTTTTTATTGTTTCTCCACTCAGTCTGGCTTTCTGCGGTTTATGAATGCAATTCAAACAACTATCACTATAATGTCTTTCAATTGATGACCAAATAACTAAATTAATTTTTTGGGTGGCAATACATAATGAAAGAAAGAGATTTTACTATTGATATCATGAGGTCGCTAGGAATACTACTGATCATCCTTGCACATATGAACCCAACGCCCTCTGATCCCTTATTTCAGATAAGAACATTCGATGTTCCTATGATGGTTTTTATTTCTGGCGCTGCATTTTTTTTGGCAGGAAAAACATCTGTAAATTATTTTTCGTATGTTTGGTCAAGAGTCAAAAGACTCGTCTTTCCTGTATGGGTTTTCTTGGCGTTTTTTTATCTAATAACTTTTTTATTTAATATAGAGATCACTCACTGGACTTTGAATTACGACACAATAACAACCTCATTCAAGTTAGAAAGTGGTTTCGGCTATGTTTGGATAATTAAGGTTTTTTTAATCGTAGCTTTGCTTTCCCCTCTTTATGTTCTTATGATAAATAAGATTGGAGGAATGAAAACCATAATTTTATTTACTCTAATGTGTGTAGTCATTACTTTTGTATATTTTAACTATTCACCAAAAACGAACAGATTGGTAAAGTTTATATTAGGTGATAACTTCATTTATTCAGTTTCCTATGGCCTTATGTTCGTAATTGGCTATTTAATAGCATCATTAAGTAAGCAAAAGCTTTCGATTGTTTTTGCACTACATATCGCGCTGCTTGTGATTTTTTGTGTATTTTATTTCAATAGCTTTAGAATCAATGATTATAAAAACCCCCCTACCATTGTTTATATTTCTTATGCTGTTTTCATGTCTATAACTATTTACTCAATTTTAAAGTGTCTTAATTTAAAAAATAAAATATTTATTTTAATTATTAATCACATAGCTCCAAACACAATATGGATATACTTATGGCATATTCCAATGATATTTTTCACTAAAAACTACTTTAGTGGCTATCATTATATTCTTAGCCTTGCCATAACTTCAGTTTTCTCCATTGTCATGGCTGTGTATCAACGTAAACTTGTCAACTGGCTCACACTAAAAATCAAAAAACAGTGGTTATCTAAGTTCATTAATCAAGTTTTTACCGGTTAAAAAATAGCCCCGACACGTCGGGGCTTTCTTTTATCTTGGTTGTTGAGCCCATTCAATATTTGGCGCAAGTGAAGTGTCAGTATCCGCAACTCTAATACTATAAATTTCCCACTCAGTGAGTCTATTAAGATCGCTTTCTGTCGCCACTCCCAGCTTAACCTTTCGCTCTAATATCGTGATATGACTTTCAGCCTCAATTAAACGTTGTTGCTTTTCATTTTCAGCCTGTTCTATCAGCTCTTCTTTAGAAGGTGCCGGTTGATTCGCCCATTTTGGAAATCCATTCTTTCCAGCCACTCTTATCTTACCTTCAATAGATTGTGAAAATTCTAGAAAAACATCATCATCAACCAATACCGAATCGTCAGGAAACGTACCTGCTTCGACGTAATCCTCTTTTAACTCAGATGGGTAAAATGAATTAAAACTAGCACTATAATAATAAGTCATTGTTAATACCCCACAGCAATATAACTATAAGCTTTGGATTCTTGGCTATATCGAATATTAAAACCTGATGTATTTCGCCCTGTAATACCAACTGCGTTTGAACCGTTATCATCGCTTATGTTTAAGGCAATGCAGGCATTCGGAAAGGCAATTGGGAATTGAATTAAATCACCCGTTTTTGAACTTGAACCCGATGCAAATTGATAAATAAGTCCGGTATTGGCACATTTCCACCAACCACTATTAGAAGATTTACTCGCGGTATTTTTTGGTGCCGTTTTACTCGTATATATATCAATTCGTTCACGCCATGTACCATTTCGTCCATACAAATAAGCATGCCCCTCCGCAGTAAACCCTAAAACAGCAGCGGCGTTATCGTTCCACCTGACATATATAAAATGGTTATAATTGTTAGGAATAGGAGCATTACGCTCACCACCAAATGAATAAAAACCCGTTTTCAAGCTATCAAACATTGATGGAGTAAAGTCACTATTTGGATATAAATTAGCTAAGCTACGCGCATTGCCACCTAATCCAAAATCGCCAAATTGCATAAAACAATCTTTTGCTCCCCACTGGCTCATAACTTTTGTTTTGTCATCACCTGCTGTATGAGCAATATTATCTGTAATAACAACAGTTTTCTTGTTTCCCTTTTCTTTTAAGAAACCTTGGCTATCTTTTTCTGTGTTAGCTTCTGTGTATGAGAATGACCATTTTTCTTCCCATACACCATCTTTTTGGCTTCTTGTTGCAATATTTCCCTGCCAAAAACCAAGTTGAGTTGCTCTACTCGTATCACGTTGCAGATGAAGTATTGAACCCCACGCAATATCACCAGGAGGGGTACCACTAACTCCTGAACCTTTTAAAACACTGGTTTGCGTTATTCCATCGTAGCCTGTTGATGCTGGAACATTTATAGCATTACCACCAAATCCGAATGCCCCAACTTCCAGATAATTCCCTTTAGGCTGTAATTTTCCTACCTCAGTCGTAAGTAAGTTCAAGCTAGGGACTTTATCGTTTTCGTTACCTTTAACGCTTGAAATATTGGCTTTATCAATTTTTTTATTAAGTTCTAGAGTCATTGCGGCAGGAGTAACATAGCCCGCACTTCCAATCAACTTACCGATAGCTTCTGCAAGCTGATCATCTTTGGTTTTCGATTGAGCGACTCCAGCTTTAATCAAGACATTGATAATTTCCCGCTGAACTGAGTTAAACCAATCACCCATTAATTGGGTCGGTGGTGTTCCTGCGGCAACATTACCGTCAGTAAACTCACCATTTTTATCTGCTGTACTGGTGACATCACCAATTTTTTTCATGACAAATCCTCACGCAGTTAAGGTGATAAAATTAAATAAATAGGTTATTTGTTGTAGCTGACTTGTAAGATGGTGTGTGGTGGGGATAACTTATTAAACATACATTCTAAATAGCGATTGCCCCACGAACGTAGTGGATCACCGCAATAACTTTTACCTGACAGCGCATAATTCACAACGGTATCACCGGCATTAATACGCCAAACAAACGGCCAGTCCTCACCATTTAAAGGGTCTCCACAAGCAGACAGCCCACTTCTCGCAGGTCTAAACTCCGTGATAGTGATGGTATAACCCAGTTCAGCGGCATAATTAATGAAAAAAGCTTTAGATTGCCCGCCTGAACTCACTAACTTAGAAACCACAGCGCCCTGACGCTTCGGTAGACTATCCATTTCACCAATTGCACAGTCATCGGGTAACCCGAGCGTTTTCTCCCATTCAGGTAACATGACTGTGGCTGTTTTTGGAAATGCGCCTGATAGCAGTTGAATCGCATCGAGATCAGAACTTTGATAGCTACGCGCAAGCCCTCTCAATACAGCGTGCATCACTGAATTAGGCTTCCAGTTCCACGCTAATCCTTGTGGAGCCAAGCTAATTAATGCTTGGGTGTAATCCTCGATAGTATAAGCATTCATTGATAGGTCACCTTTCCTCGTACCGGAATTTCACCGATACCTAAGGTTACCTCGGCGCTGGGAGATACCAATCGGTAGCCCACCAACCCCAATGCAGCAAAAATAGCCCGATCCACATCAGCCGGATTTATCACATTCACATCTGCGGGATTGCTGTTGTCATAAAAAAAGCCATCAATCGCACCTTCCAATTTTCGCCTTGTTTCTTGGTCAATGTTTGATAGCCCGCTAAACACAAAATCAATCTTTTTCGCGATAGGAGAACACACCCAAACTAATGCAATGACGGATTGTAAATCGTAAAGATGATCAGCAACACGTAGCTGATCACCCGTTGCATGCACCTGATAAGCTTCTTTTGTCGCTGGACCATCTTTACCGACAGGGAATCCTTGGTTGGTATTGGCATCACACATGATGTAAATACCGACTGAGCCGGCACCCAATAAACGCCGTTTTACCCATGCTCGCGTTACACCAGGAACTTCTTTCGCCCATTTGATATAGTCATTTTCATTACCGCCTTGGGATGGATTCTGATATGCCTCTAAAATACGGCGCCGAAATTCATCTTCTGGCTCAACATCTGTACCACCGATAATCGCGTCAATCGCAATAAATTCGGAGGAAACACCCATGATACTGATATCTAAAGTCAGCTTGGTTCCCGCAGGGCTATTCCCATCGGCCCCGCCCCCTTCAGCGGTGTGGCTATCTGGCAAGATGGCAATAATAGAAAGTAGTCGCTCACCTTTATTATCAATAATCGCTTCTTGAGTAGTCTCATAAAGATACCCATCCCCGCGGTTAAGTTTGCTTCCTTTGGAAATAACGGAACCGGGTAGCCCGCTAGCTTTCACCGTTTTACATTGCGCGCGTTGCGGTGCTTTTCTAAAAACTTTTTTAAGTGCCCCCCACCCTGCTAACCACTCTCCTGTTGCAGTAAAAGGCGTTGTTTGTTTGGCGATATAGTCAAGATACCCATAATGCATGTGTGCCATGCCAGCATCCATATTAGCGAGGATCCGCATATTGGAAAAACGCAATAATGCACCAGGTTCTTTTAGTTCTGACCTTAGAAATTGCTCGTTTTGCTCCCGTAACTCAGAAAGCGTTTTTCGTTTAAATGGCACAGTTACGCCTCCCAAACCCAAAAGAATTTTAAATCACGTTTACCACCAGGACGAGGATACCGAATAATCATATTGAGTCGGTTTGGGTACACGATTTGCGTCCCTACCTCAATACGCTCAACTACACCGTCATCCACTAACCATTTCAGTGACTCTCTAGCATAACTTTCAGCCTGTTTAGCGACCTCCCGTGTGAGTTTTTGACGATGAAGTAACCATAGTCGAGATCCTATTGAATATTCTTCACCGGAGTCAGCCCACCATCCACGGCGATAGTCATCATCAATGAGATCATCAGAACGTGCTAGCCCATCAGTAAACAGGCTGATAATAATGGAGGACTGCAAATCATCCCCTGATAGCACATCACCTGAACCTTGTAGCCAATCAGCCCTGTTTTCATCCACTTGCCACCAGCTTGAAATATCTGACATTAGATTTTCTCCTTGATGATTTCAGTCGTAATGTCACTGTTACCAGACTGAACTTTTTTGACTTCATGATCGTGCTTGTTATAGCTATCGCGCAGGACTTTTAACGTGGATTTATTCTGCTCACAGTTATCGAGAATATCCCCAGTCACCCTTAAGAGAGGTGTATTGAGTAAAACTTCCGTTTTGGCGTTTACTGTGACTTTATTCGCATTATTGATAGTGACATCCTTGTCTTTTGCTTCGATAACAATTCCTTCCTCCGTCATCAAGATATGCAGTCCCCACTGGTTATAAAGCACACTTTCACCCGGCTTTAGATTTTGATGCCGATAGGCAGGGTGATTACTTGCGATAATAATCGCATCCGAACGGTTGCCATTGAGATACGCGATAAGAACATCACTTCCCGCAGGTAAGGACGATGAAAAACCAAAGTCGGTATAGCGTATCGTGCCGTCCCTCACTTCCATTGCGTTGTGATACTGAACTTTTTGTGAACTTCCACTATCTTCAGATAGTGTCGTTTTTCCAAACCCGATGATCATTGCGATGCGAGTTTTGATATCCCTTAATATCTGGTTCATCGTCACATCCTAATCGTTTGATAAAATTCATAAGGTTCGACAATGAAAGCTTCCGGTGGCATTAGTGTTAAAATGGCCTTGGTCCCATCACTACCTCGGATAAAAACAACTTCAGAGAGCAGCCATTCTTTGTCTTCTAGCCCGAAAATCGGAATATTGATAGGAATTAAGGTGTTGGGTCTCCAAAGCTGATTTTTAACATCACGCCAACTATCAATGACGACTCTGAGCTCTTTTGAGCGACCGTATCGACGATTCATCTCCCAATTAATGGCTTCTTGCTCACGACGAGCGGTGATTAAATTGCTTTCAACGATAGTGATGTAATTGCGGTACCGCATTTTTTCCGCTTCGGGATCTTGCGCTCTTGCATTTTCTACCGAGGAATAATCACCACTCATGGGGGATATTGATAAGGAAACACCAATGTATTCCGAATACCGGCTTGCCATTGAGTCAGAATAGTTAGCCTCCTCAATGTTCTCACCTTGAGCTACACCACTGGCCGCAACTTCAGTTCCAGCTCGAGATAAAAATAAACTCCCATCCGGGAGTTCATAATAGAGAATGGCTGACCAACGACAGGTTCGTTCTATAACCTGTTGAGAAGACTCTCCCCAATTTAACGTAAACTGAGGAATAGCACGTAGTTGGCTTTCAGGAACATCACTGGTGACATTAATGTCATACCAACTCGCTAGCTTTTTTGCGATCTGCAATGCAGTGGATTGGCTGATGACGTTATTTTCCCACTTCGCTGAACAATCAACCAAGTCTTGACACTTTCCTCTCCCTGCCACTCGGATCTGGTGCTGTGTTTTATTAATCGCAGGGTTCCAGCTATCAATATACCCAGTGACTACCTTATCCTCACCTATCAGCACTTCACATGCATCCCCGGCTTTTACTAATTGTTTTTCATTAGTCGCGGGATAATAGTCCATGAGGGATAATTCAAAATCACTAGGGAATCGTTCGATACCACGAGTAATACGAATGTTATCCCAGCCCATCATGCGCTTGCCATTAATCAGCAATGAAACTTCATTAATGTCTTTTTCACTCATTTTTTCAGCGCCTTAAATTTGATAGGCATAAATGCAGGGTGCCTTGGCTCAACTTCCATCACTAATTCATCACTACGATCTGCACTTTGATAAAGCCGATTAGCAACATGTAGAACGCTTAATGTTGTTGGCAGTGTGTACTGGGTTAATTGACCTTTCTCTGAACCTTTATGGATATATCGAGTTACCACCTCGCTGCGCATTTCATTCAATAGCTGGTAAACATCGTCAATACCGAGATCACCCGCTTGAGTGAGCGCATGATCAATAACGTCACATACATCCCGTTGCTGGCTTGCAGCTTCATTACTACTACTCGGTAATGCGTATGTTGAAAGCACTGCAACTGCAGATGCGGTTATCACTGATAAATACGTAATCGTTAACTGCGTGATACGGGCACTTTGAGGGTTATCTTGATAATGAGGATATTCAAACTTGGAAAGCTGAGATAACAGTAAAATACGACGATCAATACTGCTGGCCATATCCATAATTCTAATCACCACATTTTGTACCGACTGGCAAAACTCCTCTGGATTTTTAGCTGCTGAAACGGTATCGAGTAGTAACTCAATCTGCTCCCTATCTGTTGTCGCTGCCGTTAATTGTTTTTTAATTAATTCATCATCATCTTCCGTGATATCTGTCGTGATTTTCTTACCTGTCGCTCCCGATACAGTGCCCCCAACTTTCCCTTTTTGGTATCGACCATATTGCTCTGATCCAAAAATACTCCCCATTGAATCACTTAAATTTGTTGCTTCATTCAGAGTACTTTTCACCATGCTTATCCAAAAATTTGCTGTATTTTTGATGGTTTCAATAGTCTGCGTGACTGCACGCATTTCCCCTTTTACCATTGCAATAAACTTGGCCGCTGCGGTTGTGGCGGTTTTAAACCAATTTTTAGGTTTTAATGCCCCGGTACTCTCTGAGTCAGTAATCGCAAAAACTTTCAACCCAGATTCAATCACCACCAGCTCAAATTCAAACACGCGACCATGCTCAACGCTTTCATTGATTCTGAGTCCACTTTCTGTGACATTAACAGTGAGTTCCCCTAAAGTAGGGTGAATCAATGTGCCAGTATTTCCCTCTTCGCATGCCGCGACTAAATTATCACGTTGAATAAACACGTCTGGCGCGTCATACACGAGGCTATCTTGAATCAGAAACCCCTTTATCGTAATTCGCCTAGTACTACGCCCTAAATCTTCAACCCAAGCCTGATCCCGATAAGGGTATTCATGCACCGCCACACGACGTCCGAACACAGTTTCACCAGACATGACGCCAAAAGGGACGCCTCTAAATGACGCTTGCCGTAAATGTTCAGCCCATGACCATGAGCTATCCTCTCCTAATAAAGAAGATAATGCGTTTTTAATGAGTGGCATGAGAACTCCAAAAAAGGAAATACAATGATTTTGTTAACATTTATCTATGTATACTGTTGCTCATTCCATAGATTTAATTAAAGTGATGAATAACTTATAACGAGGTAATCACTGATGAAGTCTTTTAAAATATTCACTGCATTATCAGTATTAATTCCTGTAATGGCATTCTCAGCAACTCCGATTGTTTGTGAAAACCAAGCTACAGGAAATACTGGGACATCTATCTGGCCACCTTTTTATTTATCAGGCCAGGATACCCTTTGTTTTGATGTTAAAGGCTGGTCAGAATATTCGGGTAATAACTGCGTTAAAAACGGTAAAACAATAAAATGGACAGGGTTAGTCATTGTCTGGGAAGATGGTGAATCCCAAGGTCGAGATTCCACCAACTTCAGAGTGGTTTCACCTGTCATAAACAGCGACAGCATTAAATATCGTATCGAATGGTCACGCGGTGATGAATGGCGAACAATGCAAAATGTATCTGTGAATAGGCTTACTGGCGGTGCTGTTAGCTATTTTGTTACTGAGCATGGTGGAGAAAACTACCAATGCAAACCTGCTCAAAAAGCATTCTAACAAAATTTAGATAACTGAAACTGATAGGGGCTTACCCTATCAGGGCGTTTCCATTGGTACCGTAATTCTACCATTTACTTTAGGAGTTAAATACTGTGTTGTCTTTTTATCGGTACTCACAACAGTAATTTCTAGCTTAGAATTTTGCTGTAGTGCCTCGGATAATGCACTGGTTATCATGTTCATCGCAGCCTGCGCCTGATTATCTTGGTTGATTATTGCTGGCACATCATTCTGTTTTTTCTCAGTTTGTTTCTGCTCTTCATGTAATGCAATTTTGTCTCGTTGCTCCATCACACGAGTTGGATTTCTCAAGCCTTTCCAACGGTCATCCATAATCGAATCCATAACACCTTCCATGACCTGATCATAGCTAAATGGCTGCGCTCCATTTTCCACTTTTATCATTGCATTCATTAACTTGGCTAACACTTCGGGATCATGCATATCAAGTGATTCGTATGCGCCATATCCAGTTTGTTTTGACACCATGTCAATGTATTCTTGGGTTTTATTTTCATTCGCAGGGGCATACTTTCTAATATAATCATCAATGCGGTTTTTACCTTTTTCCGCATCAAGCATTAACTGACGAGACATGGCCGCGAGTCCATCACGTTCAGATGCGAATACAGCCATTGTGTCTTTTCCTTGACCCTGTAACCCAATTTTATTATTTGCATCCCTTAAATTACCGGGGTTTTTGTTGCGAAACCCACGCGTATTGGGATTAAATTTATCATGTTGGATCCAGTTATCCGGCGTTTGCCCATAATCAGGAACAGGCTCTTCTTTTTTAGGTGGGGTATGTTCTTTCTGCCATTTATCATATTCTTTTTGAATATTGTCAGTCATAAAACCTAAACTAACTGCGGCCTGATCGCCCCAATCTAACTGGTCGTAAAATTCTGGTGTATTGTACGCCCATCGCAATATTTGTGACTCATCACCGTTAATAATCCCTAGCGTTCGGCTTATCGCTGCACTGTCAGGACCGTAAGTCATCAGTTCTTGTATTCCCCCGATCCCTTCAATAACAGAATCGTCTGCGAAAAAGCCATTTACACTATCTTTAGTTTGCGTTTTACGCCCTTCCCAAGCTGAGCTTAATTCATTAAGTGCGGTATCTAACTTACTGAGCTTCTCAACAACTTCAGTTTGTCGGGTTAAACCAAGCTGATCCGATTTTTCCATCCGTGCATTGAACTGACCTTCTCGCATGAGCCCCAAGAGATTATTATCAAGACCCACTTTACTCTGTAACTCCCAGTTACGGCTTTCGGGAATTTTAGCTATAGCTTTTTCAAGACTCTGCAATGTTTTTGTGACATCGACACTCCCATCTTTTTTCTGATAGATATCAGCACCAATTTGACGAATAGAAGCCAATAGCTCATTATTTTGCCCCTTAACCGCTTTATCGAGTTCAACGTAATACCCGGACATAGATTGGCGGGCTTCGGCTTCATCAACACCGCGCTGCTGGAGCGTTCCCGTTAGTCGAGTTTCTTCCTCAACCGACATCCCCATGCTTTTCGCGCTAGTTGACACTTCTGTCGCTTTTCGCCCTTCATCACGAATTTGAGAGGCCATTTGATAGCCGGCATAACCTACGGCACCAATCCCGCCAATTTTTTTTGCAAGGCCTAGATATTTATTGGATAACTCACCGAAATTCTTTAATGGTGGGATCATATCACCAATATTTTGCACACCATTTTTGGCAACATCGGAAATATTCCGTAATTTATCGCCTACGGCCCCCATGCTGGAAACTGTGTCATTTCCACCTAGGTTTAAATTTTCTTTTGTATCACGAACACTTGGACGTAAACGGCTTAATTCAGTTTCAATCTGACGGATAACGCCACTCGCTTTATCATCAGCAACTAGTTCAAAATCAAATGTGTTACCCGCCATATCAACCTCTATTTGTTATTCTATTTGCATTATCAACCCACCATAACAACCGGCTTTTAGTCAGAGACCACGCATCATGTGGCCCCCATTTATAAAAATAGGTTGCTTCAGCCGCTAGTTGTTGCCAGTGAGTGAGGGCTTGTATTCCAAAAAACTTTGAAGATAATCCCGGCACACAGCGAAATCAGTGATCGCCATTTTTTTTATAACCGGATCAGGAATGTCACTGACCAGAACAATAAGTAAACGCATCGCTGGCAATGAACTACTGGATTTAGCCTGTTCCGCATAGAACTGCTCTACTTGAATTAATACAGGCTCTTTCAACGTAATTTGTTCATAGCGAATTGAACCGTCGTTAGACTCCAGCGGTGTATTAAGGGTATGTACCTTAACTTTTTCAATTTCCACAATTAATTCTCCGTTACCGAGCGCCCTTCCCAGCGCACTTCAAATTCTGCATCTTCGCTTTTCACTTCCTGTGTGTTCACTGTCCATAATCCCGTTCCAATAATGGTTTTCCCGTTTGCTAACTCTGCAACGATAGTCACATCAGTTTGATCATTAAAATCAGCAACCGTGGTACCGCCAGAATCACGAACTTTGCACGAAATAAAACCCGGGTTTGGTTTTTCTTTATATCCATGAACAAAATCCATTCCCGTTAGTGTTTCACGCTTTACTGTTGAGGGACTGTAAGTAAAATCCCCCACCACCATAATTGAAAGTCCGTTGACGGTGACATATGCCGTACCCGCCAAACGGTTAGTTGTATTCGACATAATCCCCCCTTTAGGTTGTTGGTTGTAAGCGGAACTGGTTCAGTAATGCAAACACGCGCAGTTGGTTGATCAGCGTACCTGTCCATAACACATCAAGACGGTTTGGACTCTGACTATTCCTCTCAACGAGCAGCCCTTTAATAAAGGCATCCGAGTCTTGAACATAACCATTGAATTCCAACGATTTGTATTGTGCGATTAATTCAGCGCGTACAATATTTGGGGTAACAATCGCAGCTCCAGGAGCAAATCGAGTACCATCGTTAGCGAGTTTCATCCGCCCAAATTTGCTGGTGATTTGAGTACGCATAAAGCGAGAAACAAACATCAGCAAGAACAAGGTTTCTACTTGCAAATAGCTATCATCATTATCGCCATAGGCATTTTTTTGGTATGTCGTGATGATATTCTCGACACGCACAGTACCGTCATCATCCACAGTGAAAGTTGAAATACCGCTATGAAGAAGGTTATTGCGCTCAATCAGACTGAGTTGTTGAGTGGCATCAGGCGCCAGAACACCATTAATTTGCAATGTTTGAAGTGGACGCCCCGGATCATTTCGCAGGCTTTGAGCAATAGCCCCAACATAAGCCGATGACCACAAATAAATCGGTGAAGGAGATGCCGGCACACCCAACAATGAACAATGCTGATCATTACGTTTTTCGCCAAAATCAGCTAACTGGCCATATGTACCACTGATAGCGCTAAAACTATGCCCATATAATTGCTGGTCCCAGCCCCAACGACCTCCGTTGTCAGAAAGAAAGTCTTTCATTGCATCAAGAGAGGCGGTATCACTGTATGGATTGGCAATAAAATCAAAAGAACGGTCATTGAGGTTTGATAAACCATCTAATAAATCAGGAGCCCCGCTACCACCCTTCATATCCGTAATAAGCAGTTCTAGACCGGATGGAGTCGTTTCACCTCCCATCACACCGCGATAATTCATCTGGATATTAATACTATTACCCAATGCACCTTTATTTTTCGCTGTAATAGTTAACGTGTCACTTTCTGCAGTAGCTGTCACCGGCATTTCAGAATAACGATTAATTGCACTAGCCAGACTCGTCGCAATCGCATCAACCTTATCTGTGGCAACAACCGTAAGCTGCACACGAATACCGCCAATATAAAGAGAAATCACACCTGTCATATTGGGCGCGCTATTCACTTTAATCGACCCGGTTGCTGCCGTCATAGATTCAGTATCAACGTGAGGCAATACCCAAACTTCGCCTGCAATATCATTGCTGAAATAGGCTTTAACCATGCCGTGCAGAACAGAACCACTGCCAAAACGTTCTGCTGCTTGCGATGCTGAAGAAATACGCTCAGGGATGGCATTTTGTGCCGCAGCCCCTGTTAACATTTGCCCGATAATCAATGAGCGCTGCGTTGCAGTTGCGCTATTGGCCATTGAGTTGTCAAATTCGACATAAAACAACGGTGCACGGAGATTGTTTGGAACACGAGAAAATGGAACTGTCATACTTTTTTCTCCTTGGATTGCGGTTTGACAAGCTCAACATCACCGTCATTAAGCCGTGCACGCCAATAAACATTATTTGGTACTTCTTGCCCATTTTCAGGCAAAGAGGATCCCTTGACCGGGCAGCGAACGCTGCGGCCATTAATTGGTTTTACAAACATAGAAACTCCTGATTATGTCAGGTCAATATTGATGTGATGTTGAGGTGTGCCGTCTGGTTGCTGAACATTGATATCGATACCCGTTAGCGGCTCAGCATCAATAGGGTAAAATTCTTCGGGACCTTGGTAATATTCGATATCTAAATCCATCAATAACTGTGCAAGATGTCCTTCACCACCTGCACTAATATCGATTTGAGAACGAATTTCAAGAAACTGCTGGGTTTGTCGGGTTAGCTCATAACTATTGATGACGGCACGTTCAATTTCTTCTCGCAGGGCTTCTAAGGCAAGTTCGGCTTTCATTGCGCCATCAAGATCATCACTGTCAAACTCTTCTAGCCGTCCCGTCACACGTACTGTCGTGATGGTATTAAATTGAGGTACGTTGCGGCCCAGTGATTTTTTGTGGTCAAAGGGTGTTTGAACAATAATGCACGGGTAATCCGCATTCACTGTTGACCAATCCATCGGAGAGTAAACACGGTTTTCTGCAGCTGTTTTCCCTTTTAAAGAATTAACAACTAATTCACGGATCTGCGCTGCATTCATGATGCCACCACCTTATTTAAGATCAGATGTGTTCCACCATGACTGTCAGGATGGACATCCCCAACAACGAATAATGTACTCACACTATAGATAAATACCTTGTCACCTTTTACTGGGGCAGCTTTGAAAATAGCATCGCGCACACCTAAAATCGGGCGAGTGGTGTTAATTCCACTCCCCCCATCGAGGGATTCATAGTTTTGGGCATAGGCTCTATCAAATATTCCCTCAATATCATAATGTTCCCCTGTTTTCGGTCGCCAATTCACCTTTTCAGAAAAAACATTATGAAGTGGATTTAATAGATGCTTATCCCAATCAACCCCCACTGATGGTTACCGTTCCAGCTGGATTAGCTTTCGCCAGTTTTTCTCGCACCAAAGCCAACGACATCACAACGCCGAGATCTACAAGTCTGTTGGCATCACTATCCTGCAACTCAATTTGCTGATTTTCAGTGTATAAAATGCCGTTATGTTGCACTGAATGACCTTTTACTACGACATAAACGCCATCTGGCTCTGGCTCTGGCTCTGGCTCTGGCTCTGGCTCTGGCTCTGGCTCTGGCTCTGGCTCTGGCTCTACAGGTTTTTTATCATCACTATCCTCTGCTTTCGGTGGAATTTGTTGAGTATTTGCATCAACTTGTAACTCAGGGGGTAATCCCCCCAAGTCATCAGTTTTTTCCTGCTGATCTTGGGGTTTCTTCGCCATAACGCCTCCGTTAGACAACCGTTGCACACAATGCCGCGTTCACTCGGCTAGGAATAACCAGCGGTGAAGATTGCATCATTAAGAAACGCTGCGCCGGGTCTTGTTCTAACCATGATTTAGGTGCATAAGCCATCGGACCATAGTTAAATGCAGGGTCAATAATGGCACCAAATGAACGAGTGCCCATTAAGTCTGCGCCAGACATAATCACAGAGCCATCAGGGATCATCGGTTTTTCAATGTTATCAACCGGATCAATGTACCAATCGTTGTATAGCCACAGATCATAGTTACCCCAACGACCTTTATATACCGCGCCTTTTTGAACTTCTGTGCCAGCATTAATTTGGTTACCGAACGGGCTTAACGCTGGGAAATTAATCGCAGTGTCTTTAATCGTCGTATCTAAACGAAATGCTTTCCATGATTTAGTCGTAAAAACGATATCAGTTGCGGTAGCCCCTGAATTTTTTAAAATACGTTGTCCCCAATCTTCTATATCGTCAGAAGGTTGAGTATTGGTTTTCCCTGAATCAATTTTTAGCGGCCATTTATCCGCACCACTTAATGTAATTGTCAACTCAGAATCGCGACCAAAATTAACGACTTTAGTATCGTAGCCTTCACCTGCCACTGTGACTGTACCCGAAACCAATGCGCTGGACGCCATCCACTCTAAGCGACGGTTGATCATGTCGATTTGGTCAATCATTTCGAGCTGTAGATTTAACTCTGCGCGTTCAGCAGCCGTGTACTGTCCACCAATACGCTCACCAATTTGACGACGAATCGGTTTACGCAAATCAGGTGCTCGCTTGTCTTTAATGTAGGCAGGTTTAAAGCTGTTGGTTTGGAATTTACGAGACTCAACAAGTTTGCCTTCCACCAATGGAGAAACAAACGGTGCCATACGACGTAAGCCCACATCTACATCAATAGAGACTTCTTCCGTGTCAGACTCAACCACATTAGGAAAGAATTTATCTAACAACCAGTTTTGGCTAGTCATTAGGTTTGGCACGACTTGCACTAAAACATTCGTATCGAAAATATTCATACTTTTTCTCATTTAAAAGACGTCAAAAGCCCTACTATTACTAGCATTCAACGTCTAAGTGAATTAAAGGGATTAAGCTTGTACGCTATCGCGGAGGAAAATAGAGGATTGACGCAGTTCATCAGCCAGTTCAGGAACCGTCCAAGTTGCATCATAAGTTGTTTTATGATGATTAAATTCGCCCATGAGATATACGCCACCTAAAACGCTATCTTCCGTTGTGTTGACATCATCAACTAAAATAGCACAAGGCTTTTCACTGCCGTCTGTCGCATCTTTCTTACACAACACGTACTCACGAGAAGCGGTAATTTTACCAAGGATAGTACCACGTTTTAAAATACCCGCTTTCGCAATAGTTACCGTATCGGTCACAACTTGAAGCGGCCCTGAAATTAATTGGTCAGGATTAAAAACCGCTTGGCGCACACCCGGCTGAAATGGGTTTTGTGAAAACTGATCCATTACTTACCTCCTTTATGTCGGTTATAGAGATTCGTCATTCGTTGAGCTACAGCTTCCGCTGAACCTTCCGGAGCAACTTGAGCATCTTGCCCTAAACGTACTTGTTCTTCTTCACGCATGCGGGCATCAAGAGAACGTCGATTACTTTGAGGCGCAGGAGTGCTACCCATTGCTTTCAATGTGCTAATTGCTTCACTCGATGACAAATTAGTATTAAATGCCAAATGAGCAGCCATATCAGGACGCGCAGCAGCAGCTTTACTACCAAAAATACGAGCACAACGCTTACGTTCGGCACGACGGCCTTTTTTCACGTCTTTATTGTCTTCATCATCTTCGGCATCTTCGTCGTCACCTTCTGCATCAGGGTCTTCGTCTTCATCTTCTGCTTTTTTACTTTTCGCCTTCTTCCCTTTACGGCCTTCTTTTTCGTCCTCTTGATCTTCTGATTCAGGGTCATCATTTTCAGCGTTTTCTTCTTCATCGTCATCTTCTGCACGACGACCTTTCGCTTTGCGTGTTTTTTCATCATCTTCTTCAGTAGCTTTAGCCTTGCGACCAATAAGATGAGCAAAGGTAAATTTAGACATATTATTTAACTCCAGAAACTTTCATTAGTTCGTGAAATGCGACATCAGGACTGGCGACCACATCAGCAAGCCCCATTTGTACGCCCTCATCAGCCAGAAAACAGGCTGCTTGTGTATTGCGGATTATCTTTTCAGAAAGCCCGCGATTACGGGAAACAGTGCTCACAAACAGACGCCCCATTTCATCAACATCGTGCTGGATAGCCGCTTTCGCTTCATCACTAAGCGCTATATACGGATTACTTTCCGCTTTGCGATCACCATAAGTAATAATGGAAACCTTTAATCCGTCCTCTTTTATGCGTTGCGACCAATCACAATGAATAACAATCACCCCAACTGAACCTACACCACCTGTACGTGGTACGTAAATTTTGTCGGCTGCGCTGGCAATCGCATAAGCCGCTGAATACGCATTTTCAGAGAGAATGGCATAAATCGGTTTTTTACCTCGTAATTCATAAATCAAATCAACAAGATCAAAACACCCAGCCACCTCTCCACCAGGAGAGTCAATATCGAGACAAATACCTTTGACTTCAGGGTCGTGAATGGCTGACAAAAATACCTGTCGTATGCCGTCATAACCTGTCATGCCACTGTAAGGTCGCAATGAACCAAGCTTTTGTACTAGCGTTCCCTGTATGGATATCAGCGCGATCCCTTCTAAAATGTCGTACCCTGCATCGGCCTTTTTCTTGCGTGAAAAGCGGTCATCATCGTAATAATCATCTTCCATCATCGTGCTACGAATTTGCGTAATACCAAATCGTTCCATGACAGCACTGATCACGACTTCCGCTTTTTGTGGATGAATGGCCAGAGGGGTATTAAATAGCTTTTGCGCTAAGTGGGGTAAATTCACTTGGCCTCCTGTTTATCTGTTGGGTTACTTGGAGCGAATCCTTCTGCCTGCGCCCAGCTTGGAACAGGTATTCCCAACTCTTCAAATCGCTGAATTTCATATTTACGCTGATCCACCATTTCTTCCCAGTCCTCACCCATGTTTTCAGCCACTTCCATTTCCAGTGTTGAAAAACCAGCTTCCATACTAAGGATTGCCCCTTTTTTCTCTGCAACAGGGTCAACCCATCCGCGCCCCGGTCCCATCCAACGAGCTCGACAATAAGCAGCTGATGCTTCCATAAAATCAGGAGCACCCGATGGCAAAGGGACATCTTCAACATCATGAAGCTCTTCCGCGAATGCAACAGCAATAGGCTGAGCGAAACCGTTTGAGAATTCATCACGACGACGCGTTAATGTTTTCCAAGCCTCCAACATTGCGGCTCGAGCAGATGAATAGTTAACATCTGACCAATCTTGTGTTATTTGCTGAGCTGATAATCCCGTTGCAGAAGAAACATTTCGCAGTACTGCGCTTTCAAAACCAGCAAAGTTACTTGTCGGCCGTGCAGCATCTAATGTGACGATTTTCTCATTGGGGAATAAGTGTGGGATCCGTGCACCTGTTTGTAAGTTAAGACGTTTGTCTTGATAGTACTCTGTACGTTGAGTTTGGTACGCGCTTAACTCTTCACCATCACCAAACCCTGTATCACCAAGAGCAGATTGCACCATTTGAGCGTCGTATGGACTTTCAATATAAGCACCGAAAACAGCATTTAAGATCGCAGCTTCTAACTCAGACTCATCATATTTAATCAGCATTTTCAGCTTTTGAACTATGGGTGCAAGAATGCCGATCCCTCTATGCTGCGCACCGCGCTCCATATCAAAATCATGGACAACAACAGGACGACCCCATGACGTTTCCCGCGCTACTCGCTTCCAAGTCATGGTTTTTTGACCGGACCACCAATCGCCCATGTGCGCTTCACGAATATGATAAGCAATAGGTGCTCCATCACTATCAATTTCAACTCCACCTCGAATATTTGGCATATCGAAATTTTGTTGTGGATTGCTCAAACGGTCGGGATCAACAATCTGCACAGTAGTTGCGTAACGTGCCTTACCATGCCCTAGCCTATCTGGACGATACTGTAAAATTGCTAAAGCATCACCATCCAGTAACTTATGGCGAAAACCAAGCCGCAGCATTTGAGAAACTGTTTGCTTGCGCTCAACATCACAATAACGACCTTTATCATTAGCCCAAGAACGCCAGTGTGCAGTGATGAAACGGCTATATTCTGCCGCCCATGTGGCATCGAATGATTTATTACCAGTAAGCAATTGCAGCATTCTGTAATCAGGTTTAAAAACAGGACGGTAACAAGCGCCTACAGCATTATCGAGTACTCGAGTTATTGCCCCTGACGCCCATCCATCGTTTCGAGTAAGATCACGCATCCGAGAAACGATGCGGTCACGGTAAATATTGATTTCATTATCTGGTGACCAGAGTGCTGGCCGCCAATTAGCTAACTGATCGCTATATGAATCAGCGGCATCATAAGGTACTCGCCCACTACCTGATAATGCATTAAATTTTAATTTGGCATTCGATGGTGGTAGCGGCTCCCCATTTAAGCCAAGAATTTTTACACTCATCAGTATCTCACCCTAATTGGTCGCCTTCGTGATATACCCAGCATGGCCTGTATCGTTTGAATTAATGCCAACAAATCACCAAGGCTTGTTTGCTGGTATGATACTGAGCGCGTTCCATCCCCTTGTGTATACGAAAATGAAACGCCTTTGGCACCTGTCGAAAGGTCAATATAGGCTTGCTGTGCTTGGTTGAGTGCCTGTTTAAGCTGCTCTTGGCTCATACCCGTCAACAGCGTTTTGATTTGTGACATAGGCACTCCTTAAGGTAATAGTTGCGATATCCGCTTACGTTTTGGTTTATCTTCCAAATTCTCTGGAATAACAGCACCAGGTAATCGAAAATCAATTCTTTGCTCAGGTTTTTCAGGTGGTGAAATCAGGCGGTCAGGATTAATGGCAATATTGTCTGCTAATGCATTTAACTTCAGCCCCATATAATTCAATCCACATAATGCGGCATAGCTATATACTCGACAGTCCAATGCTTCATTAGCTCGACCAGGAATAGCTTCCCAAATTCGATAACGTTGTCCACCAGCAACTTTGACTATTGACCGCTCAGCCAGTAGTTGACTGAAATAATGCAAATCACGGTCTATAGGGAAATGCATATAGGCAGGCGATGCCTCATTACCCTCTGGCGGTTCTAAATGTAATCGTGCTCGAATAGAATCCTTTGCCGCATTAACACCAATAATGATGGGTTTAAACCCAGCTTTGGATCTGGATGTAATCCGTTTTGTTGGCCAGATGGGAGAACGCTTACCGCCTCGAGCAGACTCCCCTTTTATCGCCCAAATTCGACGACCTAAACGCGCCTTACAAAAGTCATAAACTTTCTGAGTATGGTGACCACCGGAGTCATGACATGCCGCCATGATCGTAAATCCACGACCGTCAGCACGACGCCATACTTGCTTTAAATAAGCATCTAAGCGCTCCCACGGTTCATCGGTTTCTAAATCCCCTTCAATCACATCATGAGCAATAGACCAACTTTCTTCACTGCGCCCCCAACCGACAATTTCAATTTCAAAACGGTCATCTTGGGTATCGATGCCAGCCGTTAAAACTGCGACACCATCTGGCACATCGGCTGGCCAAACTTCACAACGTTCAAGTAATTTTTTCTCACTCAATGCTTTTTCCCCTCGGTCTTCATAAGGTTCACCCAACACAAGGTTAATAAATGTTTGTCGCATTAACGGATCATCCTTAACGCGAAGCCACTCTTTCACCAAGTTAGGCCATGATGCATTGGGGAATAAACTGTAAGCAGCCCAAATATGGAAACCTGCATGACCAGTAAACGGTTTTTCTGCTCGCCACTCACCGTTTTTAATCATCAATGCTTTGTCGTTATCATGGATAACACAGCCATTGTGACGACAAACGTAATAAGCAGTTTCTGGTAACCCGTTGCCTTCGTTGTCTTTATCCCACTTCATGCCATAAGGCGTATCAGGACCACCCCATTCTAAAATCTGATATTCACCACAATGAGGACATGGCACCCAATAACGACGCTGATCACTTTCACCGTAAGCTTTTTCAATACGGCTAACATTTTTTACGGTTGGTGTTGAACCAAGAACTATCTTCCGGTTCCAGAATGTTTCTGAACGCTTAGTACCCAATGCGATTTGGTCCCCCTCTGCACCCGCACCACCAAATGGGTAACCATCCACTTCATCGAATAAAATTATTCGGCATGTAATACGACGGAACCCGCCCGGTGAGTTTGCACCCACAAGCGTTAAATTGGCCCCATTTGAAAATTGTTTTTTCAGGATAGTTTGACCACTGTCTTTCGCTTTCGCCTCCCCTGCAATCGCCTTTAACACAGGCGTATCACGTAGCATGGGGGCAATTTCACCCTTACTATAATCCTCCGCATCCTCAACCCTAGGCTGAACCACTAAAATAGGCGAGGGATCATGAGAAAGGTAATAGCCAACAACATGGTCTAGAATTTTGGTATAACCCACTCGCGCTGATTTCATCACAGAAACCTGTGTGACAGTGGGGTCAGTGATAGCATCCATCATGCCATCTTGATATTTAAAAGAACGAAAACGACCTGTTTGCGCGGCATTTTCACGCGACAATACCGCGTATTTATTCGCCCACTCGCTTAATGATAAAGGCTCCGGAGGTTTGACATCGGCACGCTTCTGAACCAGTGCACGGGTGAATTGTTGCCATGCATTATCCCCCCTGTTCACTGTGGTCAAGGCTTAATTCCTCCATCGCCTCGTGGATAATATCTTGCAATGCGGTGACAAATTCAGCGTCGCTAGATGTGGTCGCCAATGACCGCAAGCGAGGACCATGTTCTGGAGCTATGGCGATTAGTCGTGTCCGCATTGCGTGATATTCCTCACCGACTTTATTGATCATATCTTGCCACGGCAACACCAAGCCTGATTTTTCTTCGTATTCCAACTTGGCAAGTTCAGCAAAATAATGCTCTTTGATAGCGCGTGACTCTTCCAAATCACGAACCTCAACATCACCGGAAACAAGCCCAGCTAAAACAGACTCAGCCTGTTGCTGAAAGTCCGGCTTTTCTTTCGCAGCTTTTTTTTCAGGGGCTTTTTTAGTTTTTCTTGTCGCATTTTTAGTACGAGGATCTTTACTGTCCCGGTATTTTTTTAAATTCTTATCACTTGCCTCAACATCAATTTCGTCTCCAGCCATCACGACATATTGCCCACTCTTAATCCAGCGTGAGATCGTCTTACGATTCACGCCAGTATGTTTGGCATAATCAGAAATATTCATCGTGGACATGGGACATTTTCCGCTAGTGATGGGACATAAGGACACATGAGACATTGCGTGGGACATGTCCCATATTTGATGGGACACAAACCTCAATGATTTTTAACGTAATTTATTGAAAGTAAAATAAAAGGTTTCATCCCACGTCATGGGACATGGGACACAAATTCAAAATTTTGTAGCTAGACGCAGAACGCGGCGCGCAATGACCCGTGTTACAAAGATCGCTAGGAAGGACCCAAAAAAATATAAGACTCAATGGGTTGATGGGTGACGATAAAATTCGTTGTACTTCTCCTTGCAAAACTCTTCATATACTTTGCTCGCTTCATCAATGCTCTTATGCCTGCCGAGGTGATACTTCTTACCGTTTATCTGTGCCTGAGCCTGCCATTTGCCATCACGGAAATAAACGCCTTTTCTTCCTGATTTGTTAGACTTCGTCAGCCCAGTGTTCTGCTGATTCTGCGAACGAGTAGCCTCTCGCAAGTTGGTGATTCTGTTATCGGTTTTGCAACTGTTGATATGATCTACCTGCTTATCAGGCATTACACCATAGCAGTATAGCCATGCTAAACGATGTGCCTTATATCTGATTCCATCTATCTGAATTTCAACATAACCTGTTGTCATATTCACTCGCCCAGCAACTGACCCCTTATTAGCTCTCTGGCTTCTATATTGTAGCCATGTGAACAGACCTGTATCCGGGTTGTAATCGAGTAACTCCCTGAGTCTGCTATATGTAAGCTTCCCCATTTTATTATTACACCTCGTATTTTAGGTGCAGCAAAACGCCCCACATACTGTAGGGTGTGGCTGGTGTCATTAGTTATAATTGGTAGTAAGTTGCTTATCGAGCGGTTCGCATCGCTTCGGCTATGGCACGCTTGATTTCTTGAGGTAACAATGCTTGAGCCATTTTCATGGCTCTGTCCTGGTATCCTAATACGGGTTTTACAGGTAAGGCATCACCAAACTGAATAAGCAGTTTCGGCATTGGTTGTTTTTTTCTATCTTTACGAGTTCCATTCGGTGATCGCAGTATGCGTTTTCGTCCTTTCTTTCCTTTTTTCACTTTTTTGCGCTGCCACACACCATTAGCACCACCAACATCACCAATGAAAGTGTTATCTTTAGCTTTCAAGCTACTCAACTTATTTCTTGGTAAATTGCCGTACTTATTTAACTTAATATTTTTAGGGTTAAGCAATGCAGAGCCATTTAGTTTATGAACACCGCCATCTTCAAATGGTGTTAAGTATTCAGCGGCGATATTCATCACAAATACTTTAGCCCGTAGATCACTTTTACGTGCCCCACGACTTTTAATACTCTTAACAGTGAAAGGTGTTGGGCTTTCTAAATTACGTTGTAATGCCACTTTTTGTGCATTTTCTATTTTACGTGCGGTGCTAGTCAGTGCTTGCGCTATCGCGAAAGGGATTTGCTTACGAATAGTTCTAAGTTGATTAGCTAAATCAGTTAAATTAGCCATAATTTACCCCAGAAAATAGCAACAAATTAAAGCTCTATCAACGCCACTCAAGGAATGACGTTTGTAGAGGTTTAAAGCTAATTGTCTAATTTTAATTCGACTGGTGATAGTTCGCCTTCTTCAAACCATGCGTTCATGGCACGACCATCCGCAGATAGGTAATGGACGTAATACTGGTTGGCATCGTTTTGATACTCTGCACGACCTTTAATGTGACCTTCTTCACCGCTGATAGTAACCTGAACAACCTGCCCTAATTCATGTTTAAACATATTATTTTCCTGTAGATACGAAAAAGCCCCCTGCTCGGAGGCTCGTTGATATTTATTATTAAAAATGATAATTAAATCTTCTTCACATAGTGATCTTTGAAAGATAAACCGACAGTCAGAGCAGCTTATTTGTGACAATTCTAGTTCCATGCTGCTATCCATTGATAGCCCGTCAGGTGAATCACATTCCGGACATCTCTCTAACTCACTAACATGCTCATCGTATTCATCTGAATCCTTATATGAGGAACAATTAACATGGTGTGATTTAGAAATAAATGGCGTTAATGTACCGCAGCCCACACAGAAATCACCATCTTCACATTCCCCTAACCATTTCAGCTTTTTGTCCAATTCCTTAAACTTGTCAGGATGTACAGGGACGGAGCCAAATATTTTGATAAGACTAAATCGCTTCCTTTTCATTTTATCACCTGTCTTTCCTTTTCAATTTCGCCTATTTTTTCAAGCTGATCGTTAGCTTTTTCTATCGCCGCAAGCAGTAATCTGTTCCACAATACAGACGCTTCTGGTGATAATGTTTTGCCATCACTGTGAGGCGGTAGAGGAGGCACAACTAAACTAGTTAGCGTTGCTGGAATTGGCACGCATTGCGCGGGAACGTAATTCGTTTGTGTACTCGAACAAGCCATCAGCAACAGGCTGAGGCACAAGAGCATCACAATAAAACTCTTTTTGGAGTATTGCTTTATATTCAATGACGTTCTCCTGAGCCTTTGCATCGGATTGAATACCATTGCGGTGTGCTGAAGTTGCTATGAGATTAAAGCTATTAAACTGCAGTGACTGTTTAGCGATGACTTCACTTTGCCTGACATTATCTTGTTTGAGATTGTCATTATCTTTTCGTACTAAAACATTGCTGTCATAAAGCGTTGTAGCCCACCAACTCACAGCAAATAGCGCCAAAAATAACCAGAATGAATTATCTATTTTCATAAGTTCACCTGCTTACCTCGGTAGTGATCGAGGGCTTTTTGGCACCGCTTTTCTAAGCTTATCTTGTCAGTACCACAGGTATCGTCTCTGAGTACATATACGCCAGTTGCCAAGTAGATGGGGAATCCGACAATGAAAGCGGATATGCATAAGCGAACTCGCCAAGGCATACGGCTTTTTCTACTTCTCGTCTTGTCATTAACCCTTTCCATTTGACGCCCCCAGCATATATCCAGCGTTTAAGTTCATTACATGCGCCAGCTTGGTCACCAGCGTTTAACTTTTTAAGTAGCGTAGAACGTGAAAAAGCCCCTGTTCCTACGTTATAAGTGAATGAGTAAAGTGCAGCCCTGGTATAATCAGGGATATTAACTTTAATTAAGGGGCTCACCGCTTTAGCGACAATTGCCAAGTCCTTTTCTAACAGGGCTTCACACTCGGCTTTCGTATAAGTTTTTGTGGGGATAATGTCAGAGCCTGTGTGCCCGTAACACACCGTGAGTACTCCAATGGGGTCAAGATAGGGATTAGGGTCATACCCCTCAAACTCAGTAACCATTGCAACAGTTAATGTCATCAGCCCACCAGCTGCAGCGGCCATTTTTATTTTATTTGGTATCTTTGGCATGAGCCGCCTCTTTGCGTTTATCTTCTTTTCGCTTGAAATATAAATTTGTCAAAAATGTAGCCACACCTAAAAGTAGGCTTCCCAACACCCCAATTGCTGCCCACTGCTCAGATGAGAAACCATCTAATAATTGTTTTAGCCAATAGAATGTTGAGCCTGTCGAAGCAGCATAGGAGGCGCCAGTCGTTAATTTATCCATACGCATATACCACCCCCTACGGAGTGCCCGATATTTAGTTAATAGGTAGCCACCAGCAAATTAATTGCAGTAATTAAACATGTTGATAGTGATTTGCGGTGGCCATATACGAAAAAGGCCACGTAACGCGCAGCCTTGAAGTCAGTTGTTCGGAATAGCCGAATATGTGAGTTGAACTATCCGGAAATACCGGATAGTTGAACCTGTAAGGATTACTTACAAGTTAACTTTTATGCTCAGCAGTGGAATGATCACACCGTTTGCATATGCAGCAATGACGATTTTTAAAGCGTTCACCATCAAACTTGTCGATCAAGCTATCAATATCGGGTAAAAGTGCCCATGCAATATAAAAGTCATGAGGTGTCATTTCAGTTCCGGCAAATGGATAAATGCCGATATAACAATCATCACCCTCTTTATCTACTTCTATTGTTCCCGTATGCCAACCATCACAGGGATTAATAACAATAACATCTCGATTATCCATATCTGCGGTTGGTAATTCGCTAGCGGGTCTAAATACTAGATCTGTAGGTATTTGCATGCTGGGCCTCAACGAAAAATGAATGCCTGATTTAGCTCAGGCAAGCTGTTGTACGCCACTACAACTATTGACGCGGTTTATTCTGCTCTATCTCTAACTTTGTTTGTTCAAAACGATCGGTTTCTAATTCAACACCGATAACTCGGCGGTTAAGTTTTAATGCTGCTTTTACTGTTGCCCCCGATCCCATAAAGAAATCTGCAACAACATCACCTTCACGACTACTACTATTGATAATGTGTTCCATCATCTCAGCAGGTTTTTCACATGGGTGTTTACCGGGGTAATATTGCACAGATGAATAATTCCAAACATCTGTATAAGGAACATCAACGGTCACAGTGAAAGGGCGGCGTAATAATTGATATTGTTCAGCCAGTTCATGATATTCACGCCTTAATGTTGCTTGTTGCATCACCAGTTCAGCATGTTCACGATCTAACGGATTTTTACTTAATTTTTCCTCAGCAACTCGCTTGAATAAATCCTGAAGCTTCAAATAATCCGGTTCACTTGGTAGTTGCCACTGGCTATAACCAAACCAATGTGAGGCCATTTGCTTACCTGTTGCTTTGTGGATCTCTTTTGCTGTTATCCCTAACGAATCACGGGCTTGCTTGAAATATTCAATTAATGGCTTAAGAATATTTTCTTTAAGTTCACGGCATTGTTGCAGATATTCACTACTTTTCCCTTTGTAAGGGCTTTGGTAATGTTCTGCAAATATAATGCGCTCTGTACTTGGGAAAAAACTACGCAGATCAGCTTTACACGCTCTTCGCCATGGTCCTGACGGTTTAGCCCAAATGATATGATTTAAAACATTGAACCTATCACGAACTAATATTTCAGTATCTGCAGCCAGCTTTGAACCACAAAACATATATAAGCTACCATTTGGCTTCAGAACTCGCCAAAACTCCGCCAGCATTTCATCAAGCCAAGATAAGTATGCAGTAACATTTTCCCACTGATTATCCCAGCTACAGCTTTTAACTTGAAAATATGGCGGGTCGGTTGCGATTAGGTCAATACAATTATCTGGAAGTGTCTTTATGTAGCTAAGTGAGTCGTCATTGACTAAATTTATACTGTTTAAAATTACAGTGTTTTTCATAGATCAGGAGAACCTTTTTTGATAAGCTCACCTAGCTTTACGCGTAAAAGCGGTGGGCCTTGGTTTGTCCGTGACCTCTTACAACGGGCAGATGGCTGGTGGAGTGCGTCAACACCCACCAGCCGCCCATTTTTCACAGTTGAATGCTTTGATATGTTCTTTCTTTGATGTTTTCTGTGATTAACCCAGCCATGACAAGTTGTGTCAGTATTAGTTGGCAGCATGAATCTGTTAACTTAGCATCCTGCGAAACCTCACCTGCCGTGGCTGGCACATCAGTAACCGCATTAAAAACAAGCCTTGCTTTTTCTGTCATATCTACATGTTTTAATATGATAATTTCAAACCTTTGGTTAGTTATTGTGCATAACTACACATGTAACTCTGACCAATCGTAACAGCAAGTCTTATGTTTATTTCAGGCATAAAAAAACCCCGCATTGCGAGGTTATAAACAATTTTGGCAACATACCAAATTAGTGTTAAATATGGCTTATTTTGTTCGGTTTTGCAAGTATTATGATGTTAAATTGCAAGAACGTGACTCATTTCTAATATTTGAAACAGACAACAAAACCTCACGATCTATTCGCTCAACAATAGAAACCAACATAGTCCAATGATCCCGATATATCTCTGACCATGTTGACTTACTGACACCGACTAATTTTGCTAACGCTGTATCGGTATATTTATCAAGTGTTAGTATTTCCCCAAACCTTGAAGCGGTATCTTGTGCCGCTAACCATACCAATTGCATTAATCTGGCCGTTACCTTTTTAGTGATCCGTTTCCCTGATAGTGAGGGTTTAAACTGCTCCCACACGTAATTACATATTTCTACTTGATGGTCATAATCCAAATCATATGCATAACAGTACAACAGCCATGCCTTATGAGCTTCATCTAACTTATTAACTGCACGACGCCATGAACTAAGACAAAATGTTGTTTCCAGTATCGGAGGCATTGGTGATTTACTTATTCGTGTTTCAGTACATTTAACAGGATCTGATTCACGCATTGCCCCTGTACTATCACGCATTCTATTTCTTTTGAATCTACTCGTTCTTACTAATGCTGCACCTTGAAACGCATCTAATTGCCCTTTAGTTCCTCCGTTAATATTGGCCAATGCTAGTATTACATTTGCTCGAAGATACTCTAAATATTGATAATTCATTCTGTTATCTCCTGCTGTTGCATTAACCAAAAACACCCAGACCGATCGAGCGGTCGAGGAATTTAAAGAACAAAACTAACTGGCTACCGTTTTCTTGTTCCCATCCTTTCGGATCCTTATGTAACTCGCTGTGGTGAATTCGACACAATGGAATAGTGAACAAGTCATGGGCTTTTGTGCCTGTTCCGCCTTGTCCATAACCGATAATGTGATGGGCATCGTCGGCAGTAGCGCCGCATACACAACAAGGCTGTGATTTAACCCATTGCAGATATTTCGTACTCTCCCAGCGTTTCAGTTTTGGCTTTAGCATTAAACTGGCTGGTGGTTCAGGATCTACAGCTAAATTTAATACCTGCTTTATTTCTTCAATATCCTTCATCTCGTCGCTGAGGAATAATGAAGAAAGAGAGATTGGCCCTACTGATTTATCGCTTAACGAATTAGGCACCGGGATAATGAGCATGCGACCAGTAAAATTTGATAATTCGCTTACTCCTGGTCGAAATATTACTAACCCCAAATCTGGTACCGTATTCGCTGTAAGTATGGAAGCCTTATGCATATGCTTTATGCTCCATCCATTCGCCAGCTATCCAATTAACTCCCTTGGCTGTGAATCGGGCTTGAGAAAATGAGTAAGCCGTTTCTTTTGTAACGCCTGTTTTCATTTCAAAACGTCCAGCGTCAATGTGTTGCTGGTATGGAGTTAAAATATTATTCAGTCGATATGCAATTTTGTTATCGAGCAAAAAGCATCTAAAGTCATTTTCTTTTGCTCCCAGCAGCTTACATACTTGCCTAAAGGTCATTGAACCTGTTGCTTGAACGTAGCGATCAACAAAATCCACCTTAGGCGCTGCTTCTATTAATTTTGACTCTAACTGCTGATTTTCTTCGGCTAAATCAGCAGCCAACCTTAATGCTTCGGGCAATGTTTGTGGTAATGCATTTCGATTTTCCAACTCTTGCCAGCGATCCACCAGCCTCGCTGTAAATTCAGGCATTAATTGAGCAACGACGATAATGCTATCGCGCTTACCTTTTTCACCTGAAAACAAATAAAACGATACTGGTCTCCCCTCTGTGGGCTTCTCCCCCATTGGGGGTAAAGCTATCACACCGCGCTTTGCAAGGCGTTCAATAGATTGTTTTACTTTGTCATGGCGAGACTCAACTAACTCTGATATCTCTACGCTGGACATTGTTAATGCTTTTATCGATAACTGATTCATATAATTTCTCCACTTTTACGCAACCGCATTTGCGTTTTTAAATACTAACTACTCGTTCATTCCATACTGTTACTGCTGTAGGCTTATCATTTACCTCGGGCCCCTTTTCACCACAGCTGTGGCACTGAATGTAAAACCATGTTCTATAACTGTGGCTCTCGATGGTTATATTTTCACTTCCACAATGAGGACAAGGGTAAATTTCGGCTATTTTGCTTTTCATCCAACCTTCCCCTCATGCTGAAGCTTTTTATTTTCAATAAACATTAAATCTGTTCTGGCGCTACGTAATCTAGCTTTGGTGTTCTTTTCTTCTTTCAGTAAAGCATCAACTGATTTGCGCAGTTCGTCACGCTTATCTAGCAATTCACTCATACCTCGGATTACTGACTCGGCATTATTCGCCCTAGCTAACAGAACATCGAAAGCCTCGACAACACAGTCACAATCGTTGCATTCAACTGTTCTATGCTCTTCATCGATAATTAGTGAATGATGCTTACAGTACATTTGTTGCCTGTTTTTTCTTCCCTTTACTTCCGTGTCGATGGTGGGAATTGCATCACTAGGCGCTTTAAATTGAATAACATTGTCATCTGCACTCATTACCTCACCCCCGACAGCAATGCATTGAATTTTAATATCAATGGGTTATGCGTTTTCATTAACTCTTTAATATCACACTTAACATGCCGATTTGTTTTTGCTCTATATCTCTTGCTTTTGTTGTCTAGTTCGACTGTTTTCTCATAAGCATCTTGCTGAAGCACATAAATACTAAAAGCTCCTTCTTTTCTTCCTGTTTTCTTTATCGCTTTAGCTCTGAGCAAAAAATCTACCGTGATTTTTGTGTGACTGTTAGATGATGCATATATACTTCTGATTTTCTTAGTTGTTATTTCATTACCTGCTTTAAACTCGCCCGCAATTCTTAGATACAAAGGAGTCATGCCGCCTCCCCTAAAATTGCCTTGCCTACTTCCATTAGTCGCTTTTTAGATACGTACGTTGTCACTCTTTTTGGTTCAGTAAACGGGCGCCAAATGAGAAACATAGACCCCTTGCTATTCCCTCGTTTCTCTTTACCAGTACTTGGATCTACAAAATTAATTCGCCCATCAATTACTACTCGTATTTCATCTACGCTTTTTAATGCCAGTGAAAACCATGACGTTGATTTATCTTCTGGCACTAACATTACGATAGGTTGGTTTTGTTCAAGACATTGCTCTGCGGCTTTCTCGACCCAAGGCTTGATATTGCTGTATGGCGGGTTGCACCAAATTGCCCCTTTGCTAAACCAATCTTGTTTTAGTGCGTCTTGTTGTTGCGTGAAAAAATCGGCACATAATGCATTTTGCTTACTTGCTGCAACATCCAACCAAAAACCAAATTCAATGGTTGTAGCCTCAAACAACCACCTAGGAGTTTGATAACAGTCCTTATCCTCTGGCGCGGTATTACTTGAATAAACAGCCATTAGATAACACCTCGCTGCTGGTGGTGTTTGGCAAATTTACTGACAAACTCATAGCGTTGCTGAACATTGAAGCTGTCAATATGGTGGTTTAAGTGCTTGAACTTTCGACACATGACTAAAAAGTATCTATCTTTTTTCCAGTAGTCGCGTAACCCGCGTATAACCCACCATCGGCGAATTTCTTTTAGCATTGAAATGATGCCCAACACGTTAACACCATAAATTTCTTTAGATTCACTACGCATCACGCTGTCACCTCTTTCGCTGCTTGCTCTGCTGCCTGTTTCCAAATACCCGCCCATGCCGAACGCCCTGCAAATTCATTTAGGCGACCTAGGCCACTTCTGCTAGCCATTTCTTTGGCAATTTCCTGGATCCTGTTAGCTGGCTTCCAACCTGTTGAGAAAATTTGAGTAAATACAGTGTCACGTTCAACAGTATCGATATTTACAGCCACTTCACCCGGCTTCAGCCACTTTTTGTTGATGCAAACAGGGCGTCCTTTGGCATGCCATTTTTGGGAAAGTTGATGATAGCTTTCAAACTTTTCTTTTCCGAAAACAGTCATAGGTCTAAGGTTATGGGAAAATTCATCATCATTAAGCCATTTAGCCGTTAAGTAGTCAGCCACCTGATTAAGGTCATCCGCAGTGTAGCCTTCCGACAATCGGTCGGTGATATAACCCATCGTTGTTTTCTTGTTTTGGTAACTGGAGTTAGTGATTTTATTGAAATGCTCTAAAACAATTTGTGCGTGGTCGGGCTCAGCATGAGCCGGACAAAAAGAGTTACTCTCTGTTGTAATCTCTTGAGTATTCTCTGTAGTACTCTCTGTAAGATCAGGGCAATTTGACCCGTTCGATGAGGTCATTTTGGTAGTGTTCGAACGTTTCATTTTGCGCTTATCGATAAGGTCATTTTGACCTGTTCGAGAGGCTTCGGCTGAACTGTTCGATGAGTTCAATTTGACCTCATCGGATAACAATGCATGTTCATAATTTATAGAGTAATAATTAGTACGGTCATGCGTGCGCTTATTAATTTGCTCAATATTTAACACGCCTAATTTCTTTAAATTATTAAATGCACGTTTAATTGTGGATTCAGAAAAATACGGAAACTGTTCACGCCATTCTTCAATAGTGTTATAGACCCAGCGCCTACCGTCATGATCAACACCTGACGAGGTTTCAGATAGCCAGTATTGAACTTGCTGAAGCAATAAAGCCTCATTCAAGCCCAAACGTACTGCTAGCTCTGGTATAACGATTTGAGGGCGTGTTTTAAGTAGTAACAGGCTGCTCATTCCATCACCCTTGTGAATTCGGCTTTAAATTTGTACAAAGGGGCGAAGCACTCATGCTCGTAATCGTCACGCAAGAATATGACCCACTGCTTTTCTCTGTCATAACGTATGACACGAACACGAATACCGCGCTTATCCAGATACACCCGATTAAGATTATTTGGATCTTCATTGGACATTGGCCTCACTCCCACTTAAAAAGTAAAAGTTGGACCACTGTGCTTCTAACTTCTTCCGGTCGTCTACCAATTGCTGTACCTCTTGGTAGTTGCCCGACTCGTCAGATGAGGTTATGATCTCTACATATTGAATTGAGTCACTTTTAGAAGTAAGCAAACACTTAAATTGCTTTCTTGGCTGTAACTGATTTAAACTGTTCATAGCGTTCATTACTCCACACTTTGTTTTGACGCTCGGCGCTCGGGACCGCATATCCTGAGCGCCACCCTTTCTTAGTGAAATCATTGTTTTTCAGCCCTATATACAGTTTTGAAAGATTCAACAAAGCCAGCCGTGTATGAAAATACTTTCCCTAGTTTCTTTTCCATTACCCTCATTTTTTCATCAGTAACGAAGCCATCAGTGATACACTTCTGCATCAATGCATATAATGATCCGTACATAGCATCCAAATTCATGCGAATTTCAAACAAGTCCACTTTGTCTAAACTTTCAGGTTCAACTTTTTGTGAAGCTACAATCTGATGGCGCCCCATGTGATATTCCACCAGCAATGAAGTTCCTGATAGTTGTTCCATTTTTTCAAGTTCACCATTTTCAAAAAAACGGCATCCATTTTTTTCGTATAATTTGTTGTTAAATGTGTTTTCTGACATACCTAATGCGCCAGCCATTCCTGCACGTCCGTTCGGATATCCTTTGCACATTCCTTTAACAACTTCTCTAAGTGTTTGATTGCACATATCTACAATTCCTTTTTTTTCTGGTAGTTAACTTAATTAATTAGCTTTGATATTGTTTTGGTAAAGACTGGGATCGAATTTAAGCTTTCCCTTTGTTATTTTTTCAATTTGGTAGGCTCTTCCTTGAGGGATAACATCCCCCCAACCGCTAACTGATGGATGCTTAATACCCAACGCCTTAGCGGTATTGCATGACCCGCCAAAGTAAGAAAGAACATCATTTTTTTCATTTTCATGCCCCACGATATATTGTTTAAACATAATGTAGGATATCCAACATAACAATGTCAAGAAACTTACATGAAATCATGGTAGGCTATCCTACATGAGCATGGGAGATAGAATTCGCGAAAGGCGAAGAGAACTAAAACTTACACAAGAAGCACTAGCTAAAATTGCTGGTGTGAATCGTGTCACGGTTACGGGGTGGGAAAAAGATGACTACCAACCCAATGGTGCCAATCTACAATCCTTGGCAGAAGCCCTTAACTGCAATCCTATATGGCTAGTCGAAGGAACCGGACGCCCTGATGCTCATTTCATAAAAGGTACATCGGTTAAAATTCGCGAATTACCAGTATTATCATGGGTTCAGGCTGGTTGTTGGACTGATACAGAATCAGGGATTTGTCCCGATGATGTTGATGAATATATAACGACAACACTTAGTCTTTCTAGTGAAGCATTTGCTTTGCGTGTTAATGGAACCTCAATGACTACAATAGTTAAAGATGCGTCTATCCCTGATGGATCTATTGTAATTGTTGAACCAGACATTAGTCGATTTTCCTCTATCAACGGAAAAATTGTAGTTGCCTATATCCATGGCGGCACAGAAGCCACCTTAAAAAAATTCGTAGAAGATTGGCCTAACAGGTACTTAGTTCCGTTAAATCCGCTATACAAAACAATTGATTTTGATGAAAATTGCCGAATTGTTGGTGTAGTTAAACAAGTCCTTATTGATTTTTAAATTAAATAAGAGGATAGGGTCATCCTGTCCTCACCTCTGTATTTCCCCATATGAATTCCTCACTTTAATAGCACAAGCTATTTCCTTGCCATTACTCCCTTTAAGATAAAAATAAATAAATGTAAGTTTCCCTACATTTCCACTTGACACTTTAATGTCGGATATCCTACATTAAATAAAACAAAGAAAGGGAGCTAATCATGCAACTCAATTCAAATGAACCAATTGTTACATTTAGCGTGCCAATGTCGCAGGAAGATGCTCAAGAATGGATTCTAAAAAAAGCCGCTGAATTAAAAACACTTGAATATCTTAAAGATAAACAAACTCAACTTGAACAAGATAAGGCAGAACTGCAGCGCAAGATTGAAAAACTCGATGATGACATATTCGATCAGCAGGAACGCTGTAAAGTCACTATCAGCGCCTAATTCATGAGGTATTCAGGATGAAAGTCAATGTAATAGATGAGCAAAACACTGATATTCTCTGGGAGTTCAAGCAAGAACCAAAAAGCGGACGTATGGCTGTTAAATGGCTAAAGGACGGAACGCAGGAGCAAATTATTACCGTCCTTCAGCAAGCATTAGAGGAAGCAATTGGCCAACGACTAATGACCGACTCTATTGCCAACAATGAATTAATCACTATTGATAAAAAGCTATTTAAAGAGCTTCTTTATCTGGCTTTCAAGGTCCCGAATTTCCTTAGTGAACTTTGTGCTGTCAATATTGATTCGAGTACCACAGGGACAGTTGAAGCTACGGTTACTCTTGATCCAAGCGATTTTTTTCTTCGTCTTTCTACCGCAATTAGGACATGCGGGTAATTCTAGTTCGTGATTATCGAATACGGACATGATCTATTCCTTATTGTATGTAGGGGAATATAAATCATAACCCAAATATTGTTGTAGGGGTACAGCAATACCACAGCAGCCTGATGTGGCTAAATAATCAGGCACTAATTTTAATGTGGAGTAATGGAGAGGGAATCATGCTTATTTTAACTCGTCGAGTTGGTGAAACACTCATGGCTGGTGATGAAATAAAATTTACTGTTTTGGGTGTCCGCGGTAATCAAGTTCGTATAGGTGTTGAAGCACCAAAGAATGTGGCTGTACATCGTGAGGAAATTTATAAACGTATTCAGGATGAAAAAAACGCCAGTGCTAGTAAGTAGTTATTGATAATGTTTGGCGGTGCCATGCCGCCTCTTTTTCTAAATATAAATAAGACCATTGGCATCAGTCCATACGGGTAAATATGTGCTTAATTACTGTCAGTGGTCTTATTTATATTGTGGAGTTAATTATTATGCGGAGATTAGCAAATGAAACGTTTTCCAATTACTAGCTGTGTTATTTTTAAAGCTGAATTACCCAGCGCCGAAGTTCTAGAAAATCATTTAAAAGAATTACCTTTTGTTGATATTCTTGAGTCGCACTCTTTTAGCTATGGCTTTATTCCAAATAAAGTAACTGGTGAATTAGTCACACCAATTGAAGGTGGTTATATCATCAATTTCCGTATTGATGAAAAGATACTACCTAAAGCAGCTATCGCGTTCGAAATAAACAAACGCATTGAAAAACTGAAAGAACAAGGCATTACTGATTATCTTGTGCCTGAAATAAAGCGTATGGCTATAGATGAACTTCTAAAAATCGCATTAACAAAGACAAAGGTTATTACAGCGCTATACCATGTTTCCAAAGGCTTCCTCTTCATATCAACAACAAGAAAGCCAGATTATCAAGCACTGGTGGGTAGCTTAGTTAAAGTTTGTGGCACCGTAAAAACTGAAACATTTAACATCGATGATGCAAAAAACGGTATTACAACACGACTATCAAACCACATTGATAATTTATCGCCTGAAGAGTGTTTTGGTCATGACATTCATCCCGGTAATTTCATTTTGCTACAACGTAAAGTTGATAAAAAACTTGAAACTGTAAAATACGATGCTGAACTTAATCTAATTCGTGAACAAGTTAAAGATTCATTAGACAATCATTTTAAAGTAAGTCTAATTGAATTAAGCACCTTTGATTTAATTTTCAAACTTACAGATAACTTTGACTTTAAGAGCATCAAGCCACTAGCAAAAATTGAATGCGATGGTGATAAAGCATATCGATACCGACATACCAATGCTGTATTTATGTTTCACATGGTTAATGCCATTGAGCTATTAATTGAATTATTAAAATATAAAGAAAAAACAGAATAACTATTTAGCCAACATCTAGGAATTTAATTCTCTTTATTAAGAGACGGACTCTTATTATCTAAATTTTGTGGAGTAATAAATTATGCAAATTAACCAAATTGGATTAATTTCCGCTATTTCAACTGAGCTGGAAAACCAAATATCCGGCATCCCTGCTGAACCTCGTTCTATGAATGCCATTATTAATGCTGCTAATTTGATTTGTGATGAATTCAAAAAGCCTATTGTCAAAGCATCCAGCGGCATGGGTCTTACTGCTTGGTTGGCGAGTGATGATACTGGAGCCAGTTCAAAATATATGGCTTCCATTCTTTCAGGTCAGTTTAGTGTTTCTCATAACTATCCTTGGGACCCGTCTGATTTGGGGCGCTGTATTCGATTACTGGAAGCGGTGCCTGAGTTAGAAAGTGAATTACACAAAATGAAAGCCTGTTCACCACAATGGGCTGCTGTAGTGGATAACTGGGATAAATGGAAGGGACTCCATAAGGCTGGTGAAGGTGAAAAGCTTTATCAAGAAATGAAGTCAGTCTATAACTCGATTGAAGCAAACAAAGGTATTTAATTATGTCTATTAAACCTGAATTTGATGCCGATTTGGAGCTGGAAGAGATACATGAAAATCGTGCATCCGGGAAAGTTTATTCTGATAAAAAAAGACGCTTTCCTAATGGGTATCGAATTACAACATCTCCGGTAATCAATATCGATACTTATCTTGCTGATGGATATATCCAGACAGTTAATTCAGTTTACAGAATTGTTGTGTGAGGTGAATACATGTCCATTAAACCTGAATTAGTAGAACGTGATGAAGATGGGTACTGGGTACACTCTCAGTTCCCACAAACGGAATTGGGTAGTGAGATCGATGATTGGGTATCTAAAAACCAATTGGAAATTAAGCTTGTTTTCATGGAAAGCGACATTGATGAAGATGAACACCCTGCTTATGACCGTTACTTTCACGTCGGTAATCCTGATTTTCATGACTGGGAACCGAGCAAGCCTATAGGGCAAGGGTGGTTTGTCGGTGGTATTTATGAAACTGAGGATGGACCAATATGTGCCTGGCTTCGTCCTGAATCGGAAGGTCTAAAAGAAGTCTTCCTTGACGCACATAGAGCCGCCGAAAAATCCGCATTTGAATACTTCCGAGCCTGTGACGTTGGTGAGGAACGTATTCAAGCCGGTGAAATTTATGAACGCATTAGAACTGCTACACGCATAGGCGGCTGATATGAAAGAGCGCGGAATTATTTTTAATACTGAAATGGTACGCGCCATCATTGATGGCCGTAAAACTCAAACTCGCTGTATTGCTAAATTCAAACCAATTGATAAGGCTCTTAACTTGAACTATAGCGGTTTAAGGGCTGGAAATTATCACGCAGGCGTCAAAGATGGTAGCTGTGTTTTGCGCTCCACTGATGGTGCCACTTGGAATGACAGAACGTACCCTCTTACCTGTCCTTACGGTAATGTTGGCGATCGCCTTTGGGTTCGTGAAACATGGCAAGGCCCGTTAGTTGATAGCGAAAAAGCTTACGACCTATTTAAAGATCCGACTCCATACCAAAAAGTAGAAAACTGTGTTTACAAAGCAGATGGCGGGTATGCGCCTGAATATATCGATTGCGATGATAATTTTCGGCAAGGCTGGAGACCATCGACGCAAATGCCGCGCTGGGCTTCCCGTATAACACTAGAAATTACTGATGTTCACGTAGAGCGGCTGCAATCAATTAGTGAAGAAGACGCAAAGGCAGAAGGCTTTGATAATTCACAATCTGATGCAGCTAATTCGATTGGCTGGTTTGAAAAACCAATAAGGGCATTTCGGCGTGCTTGGGAAAATATTTACGATACTGACGGATGGGATAGTAATCCGTGGGTGTGGGTTATTGAGTTTAAGCGAGTGTGATTATGAATAATAAGATGCTTGAATTAGCTAAGGAACTAAAAGCTGATGCGCTATTAACTCGTAGATATCAGATTGCAAAATGTTCGGTATGGGGCGAGCAACTAATTAAACTCTGTGAGTATGTAGAGCGTACTTATCAAGCCAATGCAGAAAACACTAAATTAATTGAAGCATTCTGTGCTGATGATGCTGAGTGGCATAAGTTACTCGATGCAAGGGAGCAAGAAAGCTCAACCTTGATTAGTTTAGTGATTGAGTTAGCGGATAAATATACTGAGGTACAAAAAGAACTACAGCGTATTAATAACTTACAGCCTGTAGCTTGGATGTACCCTGTTTTTCATGATGAAAAAATGCAATTCACAACCGATGCGGTTGCATCTGAAAATATAGATTTTCATCTTCAATCTTATGGCTCGCCTTTAAAAGTAACACCACTTTATAAATTGGATAAATAAGGACCAACAATGAAATATAAACACTTAATGGTAGATCTAGAAACTATGAGCAATAAAGGTAATGCCGCTATTGTTTCTATTGGTGCGGTGGCTTTTGAGCCGTCAACGGGTGAGATTGGCCCTACTTTTTATAGCGTGGTTGATTTAACCAGTTGTGAGCGCGCCGGACTTCATATTGACGCTGACACAGTGCTTTGGTGGATGAGAAAAAGCAGTGAAGCGAGAGCAGCAATTGTTGCTGAGGGTTCTGATTTATCATTAGCCCTTTCCAACTTGGGCGCATTCTCTCGCGAAAACTTAACTGATGATGTTCAAATTTGGGGGAATGGCGTTGATTTTGACAATGTCATTTTGCGTAATGCTTATAACGCTGTTGGTTTAGAGCCATTCTGGAAGCATTGGAATAATCGCTGCGTGAGAACCATTGTTGAACTTGGTCGTAATGCTGGCATTGATCCAAAGACAACACTCCCTTTTGTGGGCGTACTTCATAACTCTTTAGATGATGCAATTCATCAAGCCAAGTATGTATCGATCATCCACCAGCATTTGATTAAGCCAGTTAACAACGATATTTAATTTTTAAATCTGTATGCGGCAGATAGTGGGAGTAAGTATGAACACAATGTTTTTATTAATGGCTGAATTTGAAACATCTCAGGTGCCGCTAGCGGTAGTCGCTGAAAAATATTTAAATTTAACGCCTGCATATGCAGATAAAAAAGCGACTTTAGGTGAATTACCATTTCCAACATATAGAGATGATAAAAGCCAAAAATCACCAAGAATGGTTCATGTTTATGATCTAGCGGAATGGATTGACAAGCAACGAGATAGCGCTAAAAAAGAGCTATACGCTATTAATTCTAGCAGGAATTGATTATTCAACTAACTGTGCACCATGTAGGTGCACATCCTAATAAATAGTCTTTTATTTACATAGAATATTAACTAGAAACATTCCAAGTCATTAAACTACCATTATGGTTCTCAATGATTTTTGCGGCATTACTATTTCCAAATGTATGCATATAACTATGATGTATAGTTAAAACCAAGTCTTGAAGTACCTGATCAGACTCTAAGTCAGTTACAACCAGCCCAATATCTTTTGCTTTATCTGAGTGTATATGCCTTGCATGGGTATATGTTAATTTGTGATCATTTAGCTGCTTACAGATCTGTTTAGCTCGATCTTCTTTATCAGGAAGACCATCAAACATCCCAGTAATTAACCAATCAGTAACTATATCAGTGGCCCACTTAATTGCCTTTTCACACTCTCCTAGCATAGTTGGGTTTAGCTTTTGCAAACTAAACTGCCACCATTGAATAGCCGCTGGATTTGATGTGATCTCTGTTTGAGCTCGCTCAAACTCTTCTAAAATACCATGGACTGACAGACCATACATTTGTGGGTCAAATGGACCAATATTGGATTGTTTGCCCATAATGATTTCTTTAGCACAACAAGCCAACATGGTTCCACATGACATAGACATCATTGGAATGATTGCGCGTATATCTGTACCGAACTTCTGCCTAAGGTAATGACCTATAGATTCCAGCGCTGCAATATCACCACCAGGAGTATGCAGTAAGATATCTAATCCTTTACTTGTATCAAGACCATTGATTGCTGACATCCAACCATTTTTATCATCATCAGTTAGCGAAACTAAATGTTGTGCTTCAGGGTTTACTTTTTGAAGAAAACCTGAGTAATAACTGATTACATTACGACCAGTGTGTTCTGATAATTTTGCAAGATACTTTTTTCTAACTACAACAAGAGGGTTATTCTGGGAGAGTGCATTTATCTCTCCCAGAACATCAATCCAATTAGGCAT